CAACCGTTTTTCCGGCCCCTGCTACGCTCAGATGCGTTTCGAAAATGTTTCACAGGTTTTCCAGGGTTATGATTTCCCCTGGGTCCCTGTTTGACGGAGAAACCATCAACATTAGACAGGATTCGTTTCCTTCCAAATGTGAGCGCTATCAGAAATCTGATCCTTGCGAGGGACCAGAAAACCTAAGGTCGGCGGCCTCTCGGCTGTAGACCCGCTCACACCTAGAGCGAATAAGGGTTACTCGCTTTCCTGTTCTTAGGTATTAAGAACGCTAATCGTATTACACGATTTTGCCTTTCTTCTACCTAAGAATTGTTGATTGGGTCAACAGTTGCCCTAAACGTACTAGAGTATCGATACCATCTCTTGAGCATTTTCGACTCGGATGTCGGAGGTTTCCCTTCCGAAACCCGGGTCTGAATGTTTCTTGGGAATGGTAACGCCGCGAACTCAGTTTCGATCGCTCGGAACTGAGCCCACAAGTTCTCAAGGCTCTCCCAGTCAAGGGAGCAGCCCGGAGCTTCGGGAGAAAGCGGTTTCGTAATCTGTACAGTCCGAGTTCGATATTCGATTGGCGGAGCCACTCGAACTCCAGGGGCTGAGGAAGGTACCTCAGTCGCCGGGACGAACGGGACACGGGGTTGTACGCTAGGTGTGGACAGACGGCCCTTACGGACTGAAGCTGAGACCCACTCCTTAAAATCTTTCTCATTGTCATATTCAGAATGCCATTCGGGCAACACCGTTGCCTTAAGGTGATCTAAATAGAGGGCTCTGAGATCAAGATCAGGGTGTGGAACAACTCCAGCCTCCGTAATTACCGTGCCTTTAGGGTCTGATTCGTAAACAGCCTCTAGACGAGCATTATACTCATCTAAAGTCTGCGGACGATACCACTGCCCATCCTCAACGTACCACCCCTCGGGTGGACAGAAGACCTCCTCAACGATCTCCTTTGTCTCCGGAGCCGCCTGAGGCAATAAGATTTCCTCTAGCTTAGTACGAAGGTCCCGAGCGGTTATGACCACATCCAGGAAGGCCTCTCGATATACCGTCTCATTCAAGGAGTCCACTACTTCACTAGGTGTAGTAGCTTCGATCCCTGGATGTTTCGGTTGTCGATCGGCCCCCCTAGGTGTCGTGCCATAATGTTCACGATCCCTGTAGACCGTCCCTAACTCCTTAGCCCGGGCTATCAGCTCGGTATAAGAATCTAGGTATTCAAGAATGAGTTTTACCTCACTCTCGAAGAATAGTCTACATAGACCTTGAACCCTGGTCATCGAAGTCTTATACAGACTAGTTACCGATTTTAAAGGTAACCAGCCTTTTAGACCTGTATAACCAGGCCCCCCGGGACCGTAGAACGTGATAATGTAGTTACGCAACCGTTTTGGTAATGAGAAAAGGCGTTTTGATGCTGAAGCTTTTGCACGATACCCATATCCAAGGACAGATAGCATCTGCCCAAACGATAATGAGTATTTGCGCACCAGCTCCAACAGACCAGCTAGAGATAGCCGGCCTACCACGAACTCAGAGAATGGAACCATTGATACGTTCACTCCGTTAAGGAATGTTCGTTTCGCAAATTCCATCGCTTTGCCCGTTGTTGAGATCAACGACTTGTGGTCGCCGATCCCGACATCTAACGCCTTCATTATACCAGCGTATTGTTTGGCAACACAATCACGCGCTATAACTACGTCGTCTCCCAAGACGGCATAGCCCTCGTACCATGGTTTATTAGCGGTTAATACGCCTGCTCGGAAAGCAGACCACTGAACGATCGCATGGTGTAGAAAAGCCAGCATCGCCCAAGAACTGAGCGCACCCATTGGTTGACCAGTTGCATACTGGACGAATCCCAGCTCAGAAACAGTCTGTTTAGGACCATTTCCAAACTTGATTGTCTTGGGACAGTGATACTTCCGTCCAACCATCAGGCAACCCCACAGCTCTGCCCCCCAACTTGTTAGGAAGGGAGACAGTAGTACTTTTTGAAGTACGATAGGCAAGCGATCAGTCGCGGCCGATAGATCAAATGAATACAAGGAAATTGGTTTTGAGAATTTCTTCTCATTAGCTTCTTTCCAAGTAAACAGATTTCTAATCGGACGCTCCTGATCAAATGTTCCATCCTGTGGTATCCGCTCCAACAGCCCAAAGATCGCTCTATGGAGCCGATCAAAGAGCCATTGTGTCCAAGGGTCAACCATGGCAAACACCCGGACCTTACCCGCTGGTTCCAGTTTGAACCCAAGTTTCCCAAGCCAATTAGTTGCTTCAAAAGGACATTTCGGTCCTCCCGAAGATAGGGGAAGGGATTCCTCCCAAACCCACAACTCTTTGGCCCAAGATTCTATCCGGTTCAGCACCCACTCGTTCCTAGTCATTCTACACCAATTTTGCAAAATTGGGTATAGAGGGCTATGTAACCAAGTGTATGCTGAAGCCAGAATAGATGCAGGAGACGTGCTCTGAGCACCGCTCGGAACATTGTAACCTCGCACCGCGGGTCCAGACTTAGAAATCAGGAAGGGTTTGGCCCGGAGTCCCTTTAAGAATTCCAAGGGACCCTCGCCCTCCTCAGACCACAGTGCATCAGTCACTGTCCCATCCCTATGGAACAGTTTCTTCAACACGTGGATGAAGTGGTTGAATACGAATTGACTAAATTCGTATGTCATAAGAGGGTTTCCACCGTACTCTTTCGTGATGGTACCTATCTTCACCTTTCCTGGGAAATCTAATACTCGGTATAAGCCGAATAAAGTTGCCCAGAATCGGATCGTCCAAGTATCACCCGATCGGATACGAGCTCGATGAAGAGCTGGAATGATTGAAGGGATCCCACCATGCGTTCGACCGACTCGGGCCCCAAAGGGCGTCAAATCGTGTAGTCGCTGCCCACCCACCACTTGCTGGAGCATAGAAGAGCAAGCCTTGAGATAAATCACAAGGTACTTGATTCCTCCATGTTTATACAGCATGTGATAGGTGGCCAACGTAGTGATAACCACTTTGACAACTGAAAGGTTAACTCTCCGTCCCAGAAGTGATACACATCCTAAGACGTGTACCACAGCTGGACGCCCAAGTTTTACCTTGAGCATGGCATTAAGAGACGAATAGGAGCTTAGCAGTCGAGAATACGCACGACCAAGCGTTCGCTTGATGTTTGTGTTTATTGTCACTGGTAAGTTTATACTATTCACTCTTAAACTTCGGTTTCCTCGTGAGAGGGCCGCAGCCAGCCTTGGAAGGCTTTGGTGAGTGAAACCAATCAGGCTTCAATTGGCTAATCAGCACCACCGAGTTTGACCCCGGGACCTGATCACGCACAACGCTCCTTCACTATAGCCATAGTACCCGTTACCGGCTGGACTAATCAGTCTTCCCTTTCGGGTAACCGCCTCCAGATCACCAACGGCGCCAGTGTTACCCTCGTATTGAGGACTAGTATTGCTACTAGCCACTGGTTGGACTATTCACCCATACCTGGGTCTATAGATCCGGAGCGTCGCTTCAGTCGGGGTTCGCCCTAAACTGTTGGACTCTACTGCTCCCATGACAACGGGTTCTAAACCGTTGCTGTAGAGAGTTAGGATTACGAGTCTCAGCACTCTGATGTGACTGCTTCCCATTTCAGTGATCTTGGAGCTAAGGCTTAAACCCTTATACCTCCGTGACCACCTATCTCCCTCAGTGGATCGACCTCCAATTGACCTGCCGTTGCGCAAGGTCGTTGGTACCTTTCCCCTAGGGCGTGAGGTGTGAACACACGCTTACTAGTCCCTCAAGCGAATGAGGAGGGTCATTCTTCCAACTAAGTCTACGCAACGTCCAAATGGGCGCTTAAGGAACTTAACTCAGATGCTAGGGATTTGACCCACGCATGCAAAGCGAAGTCGCCACGCGGCTTTGTGAGCATGGTCCGGTTTGCACCGG